GCCCTAGCGCTGACCCGAATTCTGGCCGCTCTGACCGTCGCGGCTTCACTCTGACCGCGCTCCCGTCTGAGGGTTACCGCGGCGAGGTGCCCGACTTCCCGCTGCCAGGAATGACGGCGCGCGAGTCTGAGGTGTGGGCGCTTCTGTGGACCACCCCGCAGGCGTGCGCGTGGTCGATGTCGCCGTGGCGCTGGCTGAATGTGGCGGATCTGGTGCGCTTGCAGGTGCGCGGCGAGGCTCTGGATGCCCCCGTGAACATCGCGACCGTGGTCCGTCAGCTTCGAGCCGACCTCGGCCTGACGCCGGCCGGCCTGAAAGAGAATGGCTGGGCGATCGCCGCCGATGAGGTGGGCGACCGTGCTGCCGCGAATGCAACCGCCTCGTCGGATGACGAGGAGGTTCCGGTTCGTCGCTTGTCGGTGGTTCCGGGTGCGTAGCTCCGAGGTTGGCGTGGTCGACTTTCCGACCCTTGGCCACCTCATGGACGGTTGGATCGAGGCCCACTGCCGCGTCCCGCAGGGGTTCGCGCGTGGCGAGGCGTTCAAGCAGGCCGATTGGCAGTTCTGGTGCACGGCGAATCACTACCGAGTGCGCCCGACGGCCGAGTGGGTTCCTGAGCGCCCGATACTCAATCAGGCGTTCGTGTACCGGCGCACGCAGGTCACGGCGCCGCAGAAGACGGGTAAGGGTCCGTGGTCGGCGGCGATTGTGGCTGCCGAGGCTGTGGGTCCGTCGATCTTCGGCGGCTGGGCGAAGCGTGGCGAGCGGTACTACTGCGATGACTTCGGCTGCGGCTGCGGCTGGTCGTTTCGGTATGCGGAGGGCGAGCCGAAGGGCATCCGTCACCCGTCGCCGCTGTTGCAGTTGACGGCGACGTCTGAGGATCAGGTCGACACGAACCTGTTCGGCCCGTTGCGTGCGTCTATCCGCATGGGGCCGTTGAAGGATCTGCTGCTGGTGCGCGAGGGTTTCGTGCGCATCATGGGCGGCTCGGATGACCCGGAGACGGATCGCATCGACGTCGTGACCGCTTCGGCGCTGTCCAGGCTGGGCAACCCGATCTCGTTCGCGGTGCAGGATGAGGCTGGCCTGTATACGACGGCGAACAAGATGCGCAAGGTCGCTGAGACGCAGCGCCGTGGTGCTGCCGGCATGGGTGGCCGGACGATCGAGACGACGAATGCGTGGGACCCAACGGAGAACAGCGTCGCGCAGACCACGTATGAGTCGGGCTCGACTGACATCTTCCGGTTCTACAGGAACCCGGATCTTGTGCTGCGCGGCAAGGATGACAAGCCGCTGCGGTACTCGCTGAAGCGCGACCGTCAGAAGATCCATGAGTACGCCTATGAGGGCTCCTGGTGGGTGAACCTCGATTCGATCGAGGCTGAGGCGTCCGAGCTGATGGAGAACGACCCGGCGCAGGCCGAACGGTTCTTCGGTAACCGGCTGGTGCATGGCGCCGGCACATGGCTCCCTGAGGGCGAGTGGGCGGGTGCATATGTCGGCCGTCGATGAGGTGTGGGTCGAGAATCCGCCGATCGGTACGCGTGTGTGTGGCGGCTTTGACGGGTCGGAGAATGACGACTGGACGGCGATCAAGCTCGAGACGCCTGAGGGTCTGATCTTCACCCCGCGCTATGGCCCTGATGGGCGCCCGACGATCTGGAATCCTGCCGAGTTCGGCGGTCGAACTCCTCGAGGTGAGGTAAACGCGGCGTGGGATGAGCTTGCCCGCCGCTACAAGATCGAGCGTGTCTACTGCGACCCCGGCTTCCGTGACGAGTCGTCGTGGGAGTCGGAGATCGAGACGTGGGCGCAGAAGTACGGCGAGAAGGCGTTCATCTCGTGGCAGATGTCGGGTGGCACGCGCGTCAACGCGGTCTATGCAGCCCTGCGGCGCTTCGAGTCTGACCTGAAGAGCGGCCTCATCGCGCATGACGGGTGTCCGATAACGACGACGCACGTCGGCAATGCTCGCAAGATCGCGAAGCCGGGCGACCGTTACGCGCTAGGCAAGCCGTCGCAGAAACAGAAGATCGACGCCGTCGTTACTGCACTCTTGGCCCATGAGGCTGCGTCTGATGCGCGCGCTGAGGGTTGGGCAAAGGTCTCGACTGCGTACTACTACACCGCTTCATCGACTCGCCGGAGGTGAGCATGGCCCCCACCCCCGAGGAGGTGCTCTCTCTGACGGCGTTGCTGTCGGAGAGGGTGTCGGAGCGCCGGACGGATGTCGCGCGTCATGTGTCCTACTACAAGGGCGCTGAGGGCCGCATGCGGTTCGCGTCTGAGGAGTTCCGCGACTACTTCCAGAAGCGGTTCGCGGGCTTCACGGACAACTGGTGCATGCCGGTTGCGCAGGCCCCGATCGAGCGCATTCACCATCAGGGTGTGCGTTTGGATGGGTCGTCGTTCGCTGACGCTGAGGTTGCGCGTCGTTGGGAGCGTAACGACGCGAATCGTGGGCTGTCTGAGGCGCTGCTGCTGATGACGATCGCTCGTCGTTCGTTCGCGTTGGTGTCTCCGACGCGGGCGGGTGCGCGGTACACGTTCGAGCACCCGGATTCTGCTGCGGTGATCTATGACGCGATCACGCGCAAGCGTCGCGCCGGCCTGGTGCTGTGGCAGGACGATAAGGCCGAGTACGGCGAGCTGCACTTGCCGTCGTCGGTGCTGAGTGTGAAGCGCGAGAAGGTTGGTCGGCGTAACGGGGAGCGTTATGTTCCGCCGGATGCTGGTGGGTGGGTGTTCGCTCCGGGCCGTGATGGTGCGGTGGAGCGCGTGAACCCGCTGGGCGAGGTTGGTCTGATCGAGTTGCGCAACCAGTCGCTCCTCGACAACGACCCGATCTCGGACATTTCGGGTGTCGAGGCGATGCAGGACTCGATCAACCTGGTGTGGGCGTATCTGCTGAACGCGCTTGACTTCGCGTCGCTGCCGGGTCGTGTGATCCTGAACGGTGAGGTGCCGAAGGAGCCGATCCTCAACGAGGCCGGTCAGATCATCGGTGAGCGCCCGCTCGAGCTGGACAAGCTCATTGGTGAGCGTGTGATGTTCGTGCCTGGTGAGAACGCGAAGCTCGCGGAGTGGTCGGCAGCGAACCTGGATGCGTATTCGAAGGTCATCGAGCACGCGATCCAGCACATTGCCGCGCAGACCCGCACCCCGTCGCACTACCTCCTTTCGTCCGGGTCGAACGTCCCGGCCGCCGGGTACGAGCTCGCTGAGGCCGGTCTCGTGTCGAAGGCTGCTGAGCGGATTTCCTACGCGGACCCTGAGGTGCGTGAGATTCACCGGCTTGGTGCGATCGCGGATGGGCAGCCGGAGCAGGCTGCGCGGATCGCGACGGGCAAGATGTTGTGGGCGAAGCCGCAGTACCGGTCTGAGGCGCAACTCATGGACGGCCTGGGGAAGATGCGGACTGCTGGTTTCCCGTTCCAGTGGATCGCAGAGGAGTACGGCCTCGGTCCTGATGAGGTTCGGCGTGTGATGGACATGGTGAAGGCCGAGGCGGCTGACCCGTATCTGTCGATGCTTGACGCGAAGGCTGCTGGTGGCGCTCCAGTCGCTCCCGCCGTCGGCTGAGTCTTATGCCGCAGCGCAGCGCAAGGAGATCCAGGCGGCTGTAGCGGCTGTGGGTCGTCAGTGGCGGCAGATGACGCCGGACTTCAACTCGTCGTGGGCGCGGATCTCGTCGCCGCTCATGGCGATCACTTCGACGGCTCAGTCTCGGGTCGCGTATGGCGCGCAGGCGTACATCCCGGCCGTGCTCGAGGAGACGGGCCAGCTCAAGTCGGTTGCGCCGGTCGCTGATGTCCTGGTCTATGGCCTGGTTGGCGTGGCTGGCGACGGTCGGCCGGTCGACTCGCTGCTCTACGGGGCAGTGACGAACGCTAAGACGGCGGTCGCTGAGGGCGCTACGGCGCTCCAGGCGTTGCGCTCGCAGTCGTCGTGGCTGTCGATGACGGTCGGGACGTTGCTGTCGGACACAGGTCGCCAGTCGGAGTCGTTGGCGATGGGTGTGCGACCGGTGTCCGGCTACGTCCGGATGCTGACCCCGCCGTCGTGTTCCCGGTGCGCGATCCTCGCGGGTCGTTGGTATCGGTCGGGTGCGGCGTTCCAGCGCCACCCGGGTTGCGATTGCCGGCACATCCCGGCGTCGGAGTCGGTGGGCAGCGATCTGACGGTGAACCCGGCCGAGTATTTCGACACGCTGTCGGCGGCCGAGCAGGACCGGATCTTCACGAACGCGGGCGCTGAGGCGATCCGCAACGGTGCGGACATCAACCAGGTCGTGAATGCGCGCCGCGGGATGCAGGCCGCGCAGATCGGCGGCCGTGACGTCCTGATCACCACCGAGGGCACGACCCGCCGCGGCCTCGCGTACCGCCCCGGCCGCCCTCGCCTGATGCCGGAGACCATCGCGCGCGTCGCGACAGACAAGGCCGACTACCTGCGGCTGCTGTCCGCGAACGGCTACCTCCGCTGATCTTCCCGCCCGCAAGGGGCGCGGATGAACACCTCTCGCAAGGAGAGTCGCATGTCTGCTGAGACCACCACTGCCCCGGCCCCGGTCGAGGTTCCCACCCTCGTCGCAGGCGAGTCGACTGCCGGCGACACCACCCCCCAGGCCCCGGCCGTCGAGCACATCGACGGCGAGGAGGCGCTGGGAGACCCTGGCAAGAAGGCCCTCGACGCCATGAAGGCAAAGTGGCGTGAGGCCGAGAAGAAGGCCGCCGAGACCGAGGCTCGCATCGCTGCGATGCAGGCCAAGATCGACGGCAAGGAGGCCGAGCACGCGGCCGAGCAGGAGCGGCGCAACGTCGAGTCTGCGGCGCTCGCGAAGGCCAACGAGCGCATCCTCAAGGCCGAGATCCGGGCTGCCGCTGCTGGCAAGCTCGCTGACCCGGCTGATGCGCTGAAGTTCCTCGACCTCGCACAGTTCGAGGTCGGGCCTGACGGTGAGGTCGACGCGGAGGCTGTTGCCTCCGCGATCGCCGACGTCGTGAAGGCCAAGCCGTACCTGGCCGCGCAAGGCGGCACCCCGGCGACCGTGTTCGAGTCCCCCGCCGCGCACCGCGACGGCGCCCCCAAGGCGCAGCTCACCCGAGCGGACGTCGAGCAGATGACGCCGGAGCAGGTCAATGCCGCCCGCGCCGAAGGAAGGCTCAACAACCTCCTCGGCATCAAGTCCTAGCCCTGAAGGGGGCCCATCATGGCTGTTGCCAACTTCATCCCCACCATCTGGTCGTCCGCGATCCTCGAGCGCTTCAACGTCTCGAACATGCTCATCCCTGGCCTGAACCACGAGTACGAGGGTGTCCTCGCCGCGGGGAACACGGTCAAGATCACCGGTTTCACCACGCCGACGATCGTCGACTACGCGGCTGCGTCGCGTGTCATCACGCCGGCCGCGATGACGGACAACACGCAGTCCCTGGTCATCAACCAGGAGAAGGCGTTCTCCATCGTCAAGGACGACATCGACGCGGTGCAGTCTGCCGGTTCGCTCGATGCCGTGACCCGTGACGCTGGTGCGGCTCTCGCCGAGGACGCGGAGGCCACGGTCATCGCGGCCCTCAAGTCCGGTGGCACGTCGGCCGGTACCGGTGCGATCACGACCCCCGACCTCGCCTACGCGGCTGTCGTCGCGATCCGTCAGGCGCTCGTCAAGGCCGTCGTGCCGACCTCGGACCGGGTCCTCGCGGTCTCGCCCGAGTTCGCGTCGCTGCTCCTGGGCAGTGCGTCGAAGCTGACGTCGTTCGACCCGGTCGGCGAGGAGCCGATCCGCAACGGTGTCATCGGTCGCCTCCTCGGCTTCACGGTCGTCGAGCACCCGCAGCTCACGCACACGTCGAACCGTCCGTGTGCGATCGGCTTCCACACGAAGTCGGTCGGCTACGTCGGGCAGATCCAGAAGGTCGAGGCCGGCCGGATGGAGAACAAGTTCGCGGACTACGTGCGCGGCCTGAACGTGTTCGGCACGAAGGTGCTGCGCGCGACCGCGGTGCAGACGTACCTGCCCGCGTCCTGATCGTTCCGCTCTACGTCTGACGGGGAGGCCGCCGTGGCTCTTGCACCGCTCGCTACGGCGGCCGACCTGTCGGCATACGGCATTGACATCACGAACACCACCGCGGTCGTGCAGGTCCTCGCGGCTGCGTCTGCTGCGGTGCGTGACGCCGCGGGGTGTGCGATCACCAGGGAGACGTCGACCGTCACCCTGTCGACGGACGCCTCGCAGCGGTTCGAACTTCCCGCGCGCCCGGTCGTGTCGGTCGCTTCGGTGACCCTCAACGGTGTGACGCTGACCGAGGGCACGGACTACGTGCTGCGCGGTTCGAACCTGTGGCGCGTCGGTCAGCCCTGGCAGGAGCGCGGCGACATCCCGTCGGAGCTGGTCGTCACGTTCACGCATGGTCTCGCTGAGACCCCGGCGGACATCGTCGACCTCGTGTGCTCCCTCGCTGGTGCCGCCTTGTCGGCCATGTCTGACGGGTACGCCTCGCACGCCGGGGTGCAGTACGAGTCGATCGACGACTACCGGGTGGGTTACGAGACCGGTGCGGATGCGACGGCATCGGTCATGGAACTTCCTGAGCGGACGCGCCTGTCGCTGCGGCGCCGCTTCGGTAACCCGTTCATGGTTGCCGGGTCGGTGCGATGAGTCGCACGTCGGCGATCGCACGGGGTCGCGCGTTCGCTTTGGGTGGCATGCTCGACGCTGTCACGGTTGAGGTGCTTGGTGACGTGGTGACGAATCCGACGACTGGTGCTGTGACGAACGCCCGGTCGACGGTCTATACGGGTCCGGCTCGTGTGCAGACTTATGAGCCGCAGGAGGGCACTCCTGAGGTTGCTGGTGCGACGGTGACGGTGCAGCGCTACAGCGTGCACGTCCCGGTTGGTTCGTTCGCTCCGACTGTGGGCATGGTCGGAGCGAACGAA